CATTAAGATTTAAAAATGTAGATACAGGAGATGCAGATGAGGCGAATGAATGGTTACAAGATACAACAGAAAAAATGTATGACGCATTTAATCGTTCAAACTTTCAACAAGAAATATTTGAATTGTATCACGATCTAATTACCTTTGGTACAGCCTCTATGTTTATTGAAGAAGATGCAGATGACATTATAAGATTTTCAACAAGACACATTGGCGAGATTTATATTTCAGAAAATAATAAAGGAAGAATAGATACAGTATTTAGAAAATTTAAAATATCTGCAAGAGCAGCTATACTACAGTTTGGCGAAAAGAATGTATCAAATGCTTTAAGAGGAACTGCAATGAAAGATCCTTATGAAGAAGTTACAATTCTTCACGTTGTATATCCTAGAGAAAATTATGATCCTAAAAAGAAAGATGCAAAAAATATGCCATTCGCATCTTGTTATATTGAATTAGATAATAAACACGAAGTATCTCAATCAGGATTTAATGAGTTCCCTTATGTAGTTCCACGTTATTTAAAAGCATCATTTGAAATTTATGGAAGATCACCTGCAATGACTGCATTGCCAGATGTAAAGATGTTAAATGAAATGTCTAAGACAACTATTAAAGCTGCACAAAAACAAGTTGATCCACCATTACTTGTTCCTGATGATGGATTTATATTACCAGTAAGAACAGTACCAGGTGGTTTAAATTTTTATAGAGCTGGAACTAGAGATAGAATTGAACCATTAAACATTGGTGCAAATAATCCATTAGGTTTAAACATGGAAGAGCAAAGAAGAAACGCTATTAGAGATACGTTTTATGTAAATCAATTAATGATGCAGAATGGTCCACAAATGACTGCAACAGAAGTTGTACAACGTAACGAAGAGAAGATGAGATTACTGGGTCCAGTTCTAGGAAGATTACAATCAGAATTATTAAGACCATTGATTGATAGAACATTTGCAATATTACTTAGAAAGAAAATATTTAGACAAGCACCACAATTCTTAGCTGGTCAAGATATACAAATTGAATATGTATCACCTCTAGCTAAAGCACAAAGATCTTCTGAATTACAATCAGTGATGAGAGCGATTGAAATATTTGGATCATTATCTAAAATATCTCCAGTATTTGATCACATTGATATAGATGCTTTAGTAACTTATCTTGCTGACATTGTGGGTGTACCAGCTAAAGTTTTAAACTCACAAGCACAAGTAAATGCTATAAGACAGAAGAAACAACAAGAGATGATGCAACAACAACAAATGCAACAGATGCAACAAATTGCACAAGCAGGTGGAGCTGTAGCACCATTAGCAAAAGCATTACCTGAGGAGGCAAGAGCTTTAGTAAACCCAGAGCAATAAAAAACGAAAGGAAAATAAATGGAAGACCAAATAAATAAATTAAAAGAATATTATAAAATAGTTTTTGAATCTAATGATGGCAAAATTGTCATGACAGATTTAGAAAAGAGATGCCACTATAATGCTACCACTAATATTAGAGGGGATAGCCATGAAAGTGCATATATGGAGGGACAACGCAGCGTTCTTCTATTTATTAAAAACATGCTGCTAAATGATAAACTAAAAGGAAAATAAAATGTTAGAACAAGTACAGACAACTGAGGCAACTCAGCCTGTTACAAGTGCAACAACACAAAGTACACAGGAAACAACACAACCAATACTAAGCTCAACACAACAACCAACACAGCCAACTTCTGGCAAGACTTGGAAAGAAGCGATTTCTGAAGAATATAGATCAAATCCAAACATAGAAAAATTTACTGAATTAGATGCGTTAGCTAAAAGCTACATCAATGCAGTATCTATGATTGGAACTGATAAGATTCCTCTACCAGGAAAGTCTGCTACAGATGAACAGTGGAATGAAGTTTATAATAAATTAGGCAGACCAGAATCTGCTGATAAATATAAACTTGAATTTAAAACTGATGTTGCTCCTGTTGATGAAAATGTAATCAAAGGATTTGCACAGAATGCTCACAAGCTAGGTTTAAATAATAAACAAGCTCAAGGCATACTAGAGTTTTATAAATCAACATTAGAAAGTTCAGCAAAAGAAATGTCAGTGAATATGGAATCTGCACAAGCTGAATCTGCTAATGCGTTAAGATCAGAATGGGGAAGAGCATATGATGACAACTTAAGAAAAGCTGCCAATGTTGCTCAAACTTATTTAGAACCAGAACTTCTTGATACTCAATTAAGAGATGGATCTAGATTAGGTGATAATCCAAAGATCATTAAAGCATTTGCTAACATTGCTAATCTATTATCTGAAGATAAAATTGTCGGTGCAGAATCTGATAATGTACTTCAAGGTAGAGATGTTGAAAAAGAAATTAATGATTTAATAGGTGATAAGACTGGTCCCTATTGGAACAAATCACATCCAAATCATAACAAAACAGTAAATCAAGTGCTGTCATTGCGAGAATTATTAAATCAATAATTATATTGCAATCAACTTAAAATTACTATATTGCGATTTCTAGGGAGATTTTTAATTAAATCTTCTTAGAAATTGTAAGACAATTCTATTAGAACCTTACTTGCCTGTTGGAAAGACAACCGACTAACAGTCGTTAAATGCAAGATAGCCTATCAATGATGGGGAACTTTCTGAACTTAAACTTAACTTAACCTAACCAAAAGGAAATGACAATATGTCAAATCAAATAACAACTGCTTTTGTACAGCAGTACAGTTCAAACGTACAAATGCTATCTCAACAAATGGGATCAGTATTAAGAGGAGTTGTGGATGTTGAGTCGGTTACTGGAAAGAGTGCTTTCTTTGATCAAGTTGGTAAAACAACTGCGGTTGTAAGAAGCTCTAGACACGCTGACACTCCACAAATTGATACGCCACACTCTAGAAGAAGAGTAACACTTGCAGATTATGAGTGGGCTGATCTAATAGACAATGCAGATAAAGTTAGATTACTAATTGATCCAACTTCTTCTTATGCAAAAGCTGCGGCTGCTGCTATGGGAAGAGCGATGGATGATGTAATCATTGCCGCTTTAGGTGGAACAGCATACACAGGTGAAACAGGATCTACTTCTGTTGCACTTCCTTCTGCTCAAAAACCTTATAGTTCATCACAAACTGATGGTTTAACTATAACTAAACTTTTAGAAGCAAAAAGACTTTTAGATGCAGCTGATGTTGATCCATCTCTACAAAGATACCTTGTATGTGGACCAAAACAAATAGGCGATCTATTGGGAACAACACAAGTAACATCTAGTGATTTCAATACAGTTAAAGCTCTAGCTCAGGGTCAAGTAGACTCTTTCTTAGGTTTTAAATTTATTGTTAGCAATAGATTAAAACTTGACGCAACAAATACAGACGACAGACTTGCATATGCATTCACAGCTGACGCTATTAAATTAGCGATTGGTCAAGATGTTCTAGCTAGAATTGACGAGAGAGCTGACAAATCGTACAGCACTCAAGTTTACTACGCTATGAGCATTGGTGCTACTCGTATGGAAGAAGAAAAAGTTGTCGAAATAGCTTGCGACGAATAACATTAACTAAAAAGGAAAAAATATAATGGCTACATTATACTCAACACAAAAAACTAAATGGTCGCAAAACGTCCCATCTGAGAAAATTGACACAAATGAAACAGGCGGAAGAATGAGAATTGCATTTGCTGATGTTACATTAGCATCTGCAGCTATCGCTGACGTTGTTCAAATGGTTAATTTACCAAATGGAGCAAGACTTATTGATGGCTATTTAACTAATGCTGCATTAGGTTCATCTACAACTTTATCAGTTGGATATGGTGCTTATAAAAATGCTGCAGGCACAACAGTTGCTTTATCAGCAGCTGCTTATTTAGCTGCGACATCTACATCTTCTGCTGCTAGAACAGACATCTTAGCAACTATTGCTTTAGGTGCAGGTTCAGTAGTAGATGCTAACGAAGATGGTTTACCTATAACTATTACTGTAGGCGGTGCTGCCGCTACAGGTGTAGTTCAGGTTGCTATCAGATACGTAGTAGATTAATACTATTTTAAATAGTGGGGAGTAAAATCCCCACTGTTTATTATGAAGAAGACTGACAACGTAAAAACAATTTTACATTTACAAAATAAAGATTATATCTATCGCTATGTTCTAGTTGATAGATTTAAATATACATCAACAGCACATCAAGGTTTTGATAAACATTTAGAACTCACAGAAGCTGAGATCTTTGCATTAGTAAAACCTAGGCAATTAAGACGTAAATATATTATAAAGAAAGTTTAATATGGCATCAGTTGTAGAAATTTGTAATGGAGCTTTAAATCAATTAGGTGCATCAACTATTCTTTCCCTTACAGAAGATTCAAAAAACGCAAGGCTTTGTAATGCTAGATATGCAAATATTAGAGATGCAATATTTAGACATCATCCTTGGAACTGTTTATTAAAAAGAGTTGAACTTGCAGCAGACACAGCAACACCAGCTTGGGGATTTACATCTCAATTTACATTACCCTCTGATTGTTTAAGATTAATAAAAATTTTAGATTATGAATCTGATTATGTTGTAGAGGGTAGAAAGATTTTGTCTTATTCTTCTTCTATGAAAATATTATATATATCAAGAGTTGAAGATCCTAACGAATATGATCAATTACTAAGAGAAGTTATAAGTGCTTCACTAGCTGCTGATATTGCTTATGCAGTAACTTCATCTAATCCAGTTGCTCAACAAATGTATGCTTTATATCAAGAAAAATTAAAAGATGCTAGATTCGTAGATTCAACAGAAGGATATAACACAGACCAAGAATCAGGTATGGCATCTGTAGTAGATTCAAATACGTTTATTAACTCTAGGTTTTAAAAACCATGGCTAGAGTTGCTGTACAATTAACAAACTTTACAGGCGGAGAATTATCACCACGTTTAGATGGTAGAAATGATTTAGCTAAATATTCATCTGGTTGCAAAACTTTACAAAACATGGTTGTTTATCCTCATGGATCTGCAGCTAGAAGACCAGGTACAACATTTGTAGCTGAAGTTAAAACGTCATCAGCATTTACAAGATTAGTTCCATTTGAATTTTCAACAACACAAACTTACATTTTAGAATTTGGTAATGAATACATAAGATTTTATAAAGATAGTGGTGCAATATTAGAAAGTAATTTAACGATTACAGGAATTACAAAAGCTAATCCTGGTGTTGTAACAGGATCATTTGCAACATCTTCTTATCCAGTAATTGAATCAACAGCAGTTTATACATCAGCAGGATCTAATGTAACTACAGCACCTATTTCAATGCCAGCAAATATTGTAACTGGTAATATGTTAGTTATGGTTGTTAAATTAGGATCAACTGGTACAGCAACAACTCCTACTGGCTGGACTTTACTTACATCAAGATCATCAACAGGAAATTCTTATATTTATTATAAAGTTTCTGATGGAACAGAAAGTACCTCTATTAATTTAACAGTAACATCATCTCACGTTTCTGCAATTACTTATAGAATATCTAATTATGAAGGATTACCAGAAGCATCTTTTGCAGCTACTAACGTAAATGATCCACCATCATTAACAACATCTTGGAGTTCAACTAAAAATTTATTTATTGCAGCATGTACAACAAGACAATCTAATAATGCTTTCACTGCAGCACCATCTGGTTACTCTAATTTAATTACTATTGGAGATCCATCATCTGGAACAACTGCTCATGTAAGACTTGCAACAGCAATCATACAAGCTAATGCAGCTACAGAAAACCCTGGTGCATTTACTACAACTGGTACATTAGACAATCCTCAATCAGCAACGATTGCAATTAAAGGTGCAACAACAGATATAGCAAATGGAGATACTATTGTAATTTCTGGTGTTGTTGGAATGACACAAGTAAATGGAAAAAGATTTACAGTTTCAAACAAAACAACAACTACATTTGAATTAAAAGATGTTGATGGAACTAATGTTAATACATCTTCTTATACAACTTATACATCAGGTGGAATATTCAATAGAGTTTATACATTACCAACTCCATTTGAAACTGCAGACTTACCTAATTTAAAATTCGCACAATCAGCAGATGTAATGTATATCTGTCATCCTAGTTATCACGTTCATAAATTATCAAGAACTGGTCATACAACTTGGTTTTTAGATGATGTTC